ATAGTCGCGGGCGAGACGTATCGCGAGATTGCGGCGGCGTATGACGCGCCGGTCATGACACTGCATGCGTGGATCATGGCCGATCCAGTACGATCCGCGCGCGCGCGGGACGCTCTCGAGCGCTCCGCCGAGGCCTGGCTGGACCGTGGACTCTCGGCGGTCGAGTCCGCCCTGGCGCGCGACGGCAATATCGATCCGTCTGCTGCCCGTGCATATGCGCAGGAGTGCGCGCGGCGTGCAGCGGTGCGCAATCCCCGGTATCGGGATCGCGTGGCGCATGGTGGGGATGCGGATGCGCCGGCGATCAGGGTCGAGCACGCGGCGGCGCTGTCGGACGCGCAGCTGGCTGAGATTGCGGCGCGGGGCAGGTGATGTCGACTGGCGCGCCGATGTGCCGGTTGTGTGGGCATGCGCACCACGGCCTATTCCACTGGCGTAAATCACTGATCCGTGAGCACTGATGGCGGAGTGCCTCTCCGCCGAGAGCGCGACCATGCCGGTGACCCCATCCGACGCGGCCCGCGAGCTGCTGAGCCGCCGCGCAGCCCGGGCGAGCCTCGCCGAGTTCGCGCGCCAGGCTTGGCCGCTCGTGCAGCCAGGGCGGCCGCTCATCTGGTCGTGGCACCTCGATGCGATCTGCGAGCACCTGCAGGCGGTGAGCGATGGCCGGATCCGCAGATTGCTGATCAATGTCCCGTACCGCACGGGCAAGTCGTTGTTTACAGGCGTATTCTGGCCTAGCTGGGACTGGATTCACCGGCCCGAGAGACAATGGCTTAGCGTGAGCTACGCGCAGCGGCTCGCGACTCGTGATGCCCTGCGTACTCGCAGACTGATCCAGTCGCCCTGGTACCAGGCCCGCTGGCCGCACGTGCGCCTGAGCGGGGACCAGGGAGAGAAATCGCGGTACGAGTGCGAAGCAGGCGGGTATCGACTGTCGGCCGGAATGACTGGCGGCGTGATGGGCGACGGCGCAGATATCCTGCTGATCGACGATCCGCACGACCGGCAGAGTGCGCACTCCGAGATTGAGCGGCAGGGGGCGCTGACCACATACGACGAGGCGTTGACGACGCGACTCAACGACCCGAAATCGTCCGCAATCGTCCTCATCATGCAGCGGCTGCACGAGCAGGACCTCTCGGGGCATGTGCTGGGCCGCGAGGCGGGGCAGTGGACGCACCTGATGCTGCCGATGGAGTACGAGCCGGAGCGCAAGTGCAGGACGCAGCTGGGCTGGTCGGACCCGCGATCGACACCGGGCGAGCTGCTCTGTCCGGAGCGGATCGGGCCGGACGAGCTCGCCGAAATGAAGATCTCGCTGGGGAGTTACGCAGCCGCGGGGCAGCTCCAGCAGCGCCCATCGCCCGCCGGCGGCGGGATTATCCGCAAGGCGTGGTGGCGGCTGTGGCCGAAGGGCAAGCCGATCCCGCCGCCGCTGCATGTGTTCGCGTCGCTCGACACCGCATTCTCTGAGCGCGACCACGAGCACGCAGCGTACTCGGCGCGAACGACCTGGATGGTGTTCGAGGATGATTCTGCCTGCGGAGCGCATGCACTGTTGCTGCTGTCCGCATGGTGGGATCGCGTCGGCTATCCGGAGCTGCGCAAGGCAGTCAAGGATCACCACCGGCAGGCGGAGCTCGACTGCACGGTGATTGAGCGCAAGGCGTCTGGTCTGTCCCTGATCCAGGACCTGCGCAGGATTCGCCGGCCGAGTCTCAACGTGCGCGGGTTCGACCCCGGGCGCATGGACAAGACCGCCAGGGCCTACGTCGCGAGCCCGATGTTCGAGGCCGGGCGCATCTACTACCCGGACCGTGAGTGGGCCCGCAAGGTGATCGAGATGGTCGGCTCGTTTCCATCCGGTGCTCCGCCGAGCGCGGATATCACCGACACAGTCACGCAGGCCGTGATCTACACCAAGCGCAGGATGTGGGCGCAGCCGCCCGATGAGATTCCGGAGGTTCCGATACAGGACGAGCACTCGGAAGAATGGATCGAGGATCACGAGCGTGAAAAGAGGCAGCCGGCATATGGGTAAATCCGCATGATCGACTCCGAACTCCAGCGCATCGCAGCACAGCAGACCGCGAGCGAGCGTATTTCGGTGCCAGACGCAGATCGCGTGGTGATCGCGGACACGATTGAGCCAGAGCCTGCACCGGACCTGCAGATGCTGCTGCAGATACGGCAGGAGCTTGGCGACGAGGGTCTGACTGCGGACGAGTACGCATTCCTGCAGGCTCATCAGGCCAATGCGGTGACTGGCGATGACCACTACGCGAATCTCGCCGAGGCGCTCGACGAGCACGAACTGAACAAGATCGCGCAGAACGTCCTGAACTGGGTCGAGTGGGACGAGGAATCGCGCAAGGACTGGTACGAGCAGGAGAAGAAGGGCATTCGCGCCCTGGGCGTATCACCGTATGTCGATGGTGGGGCGCCGTTCGATGGGGCGTCGACCGTTGTGCACCCGCTGTTCGCCGAGGCGATCGTGCAGTTCTCTGCGCGGACGCTGGAGATTCTGTGGCCGGCGGGCGGTCCGGTGAAGGCGGCCGTGCTGGGAAAGATCACGGAAGAGCGCGACGCGCAGGCCAAGCGCGTCGAGCAGTTCATGAATTACCAGTACACGCAGCAGATGGAGGGAGCGTTTGAGCAGACCGACCGGCTGCTTGCCCGGCTCCCGCTGTCCGGTAGCTGCTTCGTGAAGGCGTACCATGATCCGGTCTGCGGCATCGTACGGGAGTTCGTCGAGCCGGCCGACTTCATCGTGCCGTACCGTGCGGAGAGTCTGCGAACTGCCCCCAGGTACACGGAACGGATTCTCAAGTCGCAGAACGAGGTGCGCAAGCTCCAGGTAGCGGGTCTGTATCGCGACATCGACCTGATTCCGCCACAGGAGGAATCGAGCGAGGCCGAGCGACACATCGTCACGGACGAGATTCGGGCGACGGAAGGCCGGGACGAATCAGACCGCAGCAACGACGATCAGCGGCACACGCTGCTGGAGTGCTATTGCGACCTGGACATTCCTGGATTCGAGGACCAGTCAGACGGTAGACCGACAGGCATTGCGTTGCCCTACATCGTCACCGTGGACCGCGACAGCCAGAAAGTGTTGTCGATCTACCGGAACTGGAAGAAGACAGATCCGCAGAAGCGCAGGATCGTCTATCACATCCACTACCGATTCATGCCCGGCCTTGGGTTTTACGGCTACGGCCTGTATCACTGGATCGGCGGGCTGACCAATGCTGCAACGGGGGCATTGCGCGCTCTGCTGGACTCGGCGCAGTTCGCGAACATGCCCGGTGGGTTCAGGGCCAAGGATGCTGCGCTTCCGAACGGCAAGCTCAAGATTGCCCCGGGCGATTGGCCGGAAGTGGACTGCGATGCGGACGATCTGAAGAAGGCGTTCTTCCCGCTGCCGTACAAGGAACCGAGTTCGGTACTGTTCAATCTGCTGGGTCTACTCCAGGAGCTTGGCAGGAGATTCGCCGGAACTACCGAGGTCATGGTCGGCGAGGGCGGGCAGAACGTTCCGGTCGGGACGATGCTCGCTCGCATCGAGCAGGGCGGGCGGGTGCAGACCAGCATCCAGAAGCGATTGCTGGAGACACAGGCACAGGAACTCAAGCTGGTGGCCTGGCTCAACTCGGTCTGGCTGCCGGATGAATACCCCTATGCAGTGCAAGGCGAGGATCGGGCGGCACTCCGGGCGGACTTCGACGACCGCATCGACGTGGTGCCGGTATCGGACCCGAGCTTCGTGTCGAACGTGCAGCGCTACTTCATGTCGGAGTTGGTCATTGAGCTTGCAGGGAAGTTTCCTGGACTCTATGACCCATACGAGGTGAACAAGCGCGCGCTTCAGTCCATACGCATGGACGACATCGACGCGCTCTTGCCGCCGAAGGACAAGAACACGCAGCGATTCGACCCGGTGACGGAGAACGCTCTTCTGATGGTCGGGCGCCCGGTGCGGGCATTCATGGAGCAAGCGCACGAGGCGCATGTCGCCGTCCACCAGATGGCGATGCAGCAGATGCAGCAGGGCGACCCTGCGATGGCGGCTATCGAAGCTCACATCCGCGAGCATCTGGCGATGGCGCATCTGACGCAGATGGGCCAGATGCTGGGGATTCCTCTGGCGATGCCGGAGGAGGGCCAGCCGGAGATGCCCATCGAGATGGAGACGCAGCTTGCCGTGGCCGCTGCGCAGGCGGCGCAGCAGCTGGCTCAGCCGCAACAGCCGGACCCGGAGACCGTGAAGGCTCAGGCCGAGATTGAACGCAAGAATGCCGTTGCGGAAGCGGACATCCGCCGAAAGGATGAAGTGGCGGCGGCTGACATCCGCCGGAAGGACGTGGTGGCTGCAGCGACCGTTCGGGAGCCCGAAGCAACGCCCGGGACCTGGTGATGATGATTGGAATGCTGCAGGAGGACTACGCGCGCGCGGTGCGCGAGCGGCGCCGGGAGCTGGAGGAGTACATCGCTTCCGGCAAGTGCCAGAACTTCGAGGAGTACAAGTCGAAGTGCGGCGAATACGCGGGGCTGAAAAAGGCCCTGGAATTGTTCAACGACGTGGCCAAACGCCACGGGGAGCTGGAAGACAGTGAGTAACGAAAACGGGTCTATCCCTGTTCGGGCGGCCGGGTGGCGCATCCTGGTCGAGCCGGTCGAAGTCAAGCGCGAAACCGATGGCGGCATTGCCCTCCCCGAGGAGGCGATCCGCGCGCAGGAGCATCTGCGGTACATCGGCAGGGTGGTCGACGTCGGAGAACTGGCCTACGCAGGAGACAGGTTCAAGCCTCACCCCAACGCGACGCTCAAGCCGTGGTGCAAGATCGGCGACACCGTCGCGTTCGG